AGAAAACACACTTTATCAAGATGGTGAACAAGCAAACACTTTCAAAGCATTTGACTCGACTCAAGAAGAAGAAACTTACTCAATGGTCACGGCTAACCGATTCTGGTCTCAGATTTTTGGGATCGCTTTCTCCAATAAGCGTTGGCTTCATTTTTTCATGTTGTTTGTTCCTGTTATGGGTCTTTGGACAAGTTCCATTGGTATTATTGGTCTCGCACTCAATCTACGTGCTTACGATTTTGTTTCTCAGGAGATTAGAGCAGCGGAGGATCCAGAATTTGAAACGTTCTATACGAAAAACATCCTCCTCAATGAAGGACTCCGTTCCTGGTTGGCTCCAGTAGATCAACCACATGAAAACTTTGTGTTCCCAGAAGAGGTGTTGCCAAGGGGCAACGCTCTGTGATATAATACGGGGGTCAAACGACCCTCTTTTTTTATGGACATTAAAGTTTACTCCATGCAAGGTTGTCGCTGGTGTTTAAAACTTAAAGAAGTTTTTAAACGTGCCAATCTTCCATATACAGAGTATATTTTGGATATTAATATCACTCCACAAGAGTATTTTGAAAGTGGTAATCATCCTGCTATCCCCAATTTTCCACAGTGTGTTATTGACGGAGAAGTTCTAGGTGGTGTCACTCCTGTGGTAGAATATCTTGTGAAGAAAAATCTTCTTAAAAGTAAAAAATGAATAGTGATTTAAAGATAAATAAAGGTGTTGAGCTAATGCTCAGGAGGGAAAATACAGAGCAGGTAAATGATGTACCTGAACCGAGAGGGTTCAAATTCAGTCAACAATTATCCTTCCTGAGAAAAACTTTTCACATTAAGTTTGAATTTACTTGGGAAGGCGAGTAACATATAGGAGGCTTGCCATGTCAACATCAGTAATTCTGTTTTTTTCTACAATGATTACTGGACTTTTCTTTGTAGTAGGTGTTACAATAGGGTGGACAGCAAACGATTTCTTGTATAACATGTTAGCAAGAGATGAAACACAATTACATCCTGAAATGTATGACAATGATGGTATTGTAATTAACGAAGAACTTCTTTCAGTTCGTTTTATTGACGAAGCAGAAGAAGAAGATGAGTATTATGACGGTTAATAAATACAAATAGTAATCGTCTTTGTAACTTGTATTATTTAAAATGAAACTACTAATTTCTGAAGTGCTCCAAAAAGTGAGTAATGCTAAGACAAAAGCAGAAAAGATTAAACTGTTACGGCAGTATAACACCCCAGCATTACGATCAATTCTAATCGTAAACTTTGATGAAAGCGTAGTTTCTATGCTACCAGGAGGAGAAGTTCCTTTCCAAGCGAATGATGCTCCTCCTGGTACTGAACACACTAAATTGGAGCATGAATATCGTAAGTTGTATCTCTTTTTCAAGGGTGGCAGTAGTTCACTGAAGCAATCCAAAAGAGAATCTTTGTTTATTCAAATGCTAGAAGGATTAGAACAGTCCGAAGCGAGGGTTCTTGTTATGGCAAAGGACAAGACTCTAGGTAAACGCTACAAGATCACTAGAGCATGTGTAGAAGAGGCTTTCCCCCAGATTCAGTGGGGAGGGCGTTCTTGAATGGCAAAATCTGTGACTATAATTCATCAAGACTGTGACCCATCTCTTTCTGAAGACAAATCTTTACCATACACTGCTTATATGATTGAATACATCCAAGGTGAAACATCTCATTTTGATATTGCTACTTGCTCAAAACAAGTAGATTTATTTGACTTCTATTACGATAAATACAAACGAGATCTCGTCGGGTTTGTTCAGACAGAAGGGCGAGTTAATCCAAAAATGTGGAACCCCCCTAAGAAAAAATGACAAGAGATCCGTATCAAAATACATTTTGTATTCAATATTGGGTTATGGGCAAACCAATAAACCCTAAGGTACTGAAAGAATTTAATGAAGAAGGATCTCCAGAGTCTACACAAATGTGGGACGAGGTTAAGTTCTTTGATTCCTTACAAGATGCTATGCCTGTCTGTAAAGATATGCTTAGTAAAGGGTGGGATGTTAAAGTTAGAAAATGTTGTGAAGGAAGAGACGGTTACTTTTGGTTGATGTAAAATGAACACAAACATTATGGGTAAACATGTTCTGATGGATATCGAACAAGCAGACCCAGCACTATTAAATGATCCTCAGTACCTTACTGATCTTATGGAGTCGGCAGCTGCCTTTATTGGTGTGACTGTATTACATACACATTCACATCAGTTTTCTCCTCAGGGTGTAACAGCGTTCGTTATGCTAGCAGAATCTCATATGTCGATTCACACTTGGCCAGAGTCTGGTGATGCTGCTCTTGATGTATTTACTTGTGGTGAAGCAGACCCTAGAGAAGCAGCAGACTTTATTATGACTGGTCTTGGTGGGTGGTCTCATGAAACAAATACCATCATGAGATACAAATTAGACGACCCTAGCGTAAGAGATCTCTAAAGTGTATCAACTGATACAGTTGTCAAAGCATACATAGTATGGTATAATAACCATACGTTCATCCCACTCTCGGGTGGGACGCAAGTAAGTCGCGGAACGGAGCGTTCATCCCATGATTGATCTTTTACTTTATGCTTCTATCAATTGTCAAGATGCTGCTGATATGATCAGCCGTGTCAAGACGAATGAAAGCATGAGTAAAATTGCCAGAACAGAGGTTGTTGAAACCTTAAAGGAAGCAACACCTCAGTGTGATTGGGACGAAAACGACTGAAGGAACGGGGAAACGGATCCACCGAAAGGTGAGAAGGTTAACTTTCCATTCTATTCAGGTAACGACAAATGAACACACTCAATCTCATTCGTAAGCAGATCAAGAAAGCTGCTGCTCTTCACGACGCTCAAATTTCTCACACCTCTTATCGTGGTGTTGAGTATGATACACGTTGTGTAGAAGTTAAAGAATCCCACGGCACATTTTGCTATCGTGGTAAAACTTATACTAAGTGATATTGTTTTAAAGAATATAAAGAGAGGTCTTGACGACCTCTCTTTTTTTGTGTATAATTATCAAAACTGTACACATATATGGACAGACAAAAACTAAAGTTAATCGTCAAAAACCTGGAGCTATTGGTTGACAGTTTAAAGTCGGAAGTTTATTCAGATACAGAAGCTTACCGACCTAAATTAGAATTACAACAGGACTCTAGTAAATTTGGATTTAAATATGATGAAGGAGACGACGATGGATACCCAGACTAAGCAACCCCAATCAATCAAACAATACATTAAGTGGTTGACTCAAGCAGTAGAGAACGGTCACTTGTATGATGATGAAGAGTATGCTAAAATTAAGAGAGAGTTGTATCAGGCAAAACAACTTCGTAAACTAGTACATGCCAGAGAACGTTCACTTTATGGATTCGGATATATCGATGACAGATTCACCAGTAAGACTGATCTCAGTGACTCCCGAAGCGGAGAAGACAATGGGGTACGTAGCGAGAGTATCGAACCCGAACAACCAGGAGAATCCGAAGGTAGCGGGACTCCTTAGTTATTGTATCAAGCACAACCACTGGTCTGTCTTTGAGCAAGCATTCATGACCCTGGAGATCTCTACCACCAGGGCGATAGCAGCTCAAATTTTGCGTCACCGTTCGTTTACATTTCAAGAGTTTTCCCAACGGTATGCTGACAGTTCTCTGCTAGCAGAGAAACTGCCTTTGTTTGATCTTCGTCGTCAAGATACAAAGAATCGTCAGAATAGTATCGATGACATTGATGCTTTCACCAAGCAAGAACTTGAGATTACTATTCAAAGACACTTTGATTCTGCTATGAGTATCTACAGGCAGATGCTTGACTTGGGGATTGCTAAGGAGTGTGCCCGCATGGTGCTTCCCCTCGCCACGCCCACAAAAATCTACATGTCGGGTTCAGTTCGCAGTTGGGTCCACTATATAGATCTACGGAGTGCTCATGGCACCCAGAAAGAACACATGATCATTGCCGAGGCATGTCGTGATATCTTTAAAGAACAGTTCCCTATCGTTGCTGAAGCACTGGAGTGGTAATGCCTACATATCCTGTTAAACACAAAGAGACTGGTGAAGTCAAAGATGTTAGAATGAGTATCACCGAGTGGGACCAGTGGAAGGAAAACAATCCTGACTGGGAACGCTACTTCACTCCAGAGAATTCTCCTGGATTTGGTGAAGTTGGTGACTGGAGAAACAAAATGAATAAGACTCACCCTGGATGGGGTGAGCACATGAAAAAAATGGCAAACATGCCTGGTTCAAAAGTAGAGTGGTAAACATTTATGCCTAGAGGAAGAAAGAAAACAACATCGCCTGGAGCAGGGATGTCTGCTAAGCAGAAGAAGCGTAGGAAGCCTATCAATTCTGATTACCTCCTGCCTATCGAACCGATGACAGACAACCAGTCGAGGTTGTTTGAAGCATACGGTGAAGGAAAGAATCTCTTTGCTTATGGGTGTGCTGGTACGGGTAAAACATTTGCTGCCCTGTACTTGGCACTCAAAGATGTATTAGATGAGTATAGTCCTTATGAAAAAGTGTATGTTGTCCGTTCACTTGTAGCAACTAGAGAGATTGGTTTTCTCCCTGGTACACATGAAGACAAGGCAGATATCTACCAGATTCCTTATAAGAATATGGTAAAATATATGTTCGAGATGCCAGACGATGCTTCATTTGAGATGTTGTATGACAATCTCAAGGCACAAGAAACTATTTCTTTCTGGTCAACATCATTTCTTCGTGGCACCACACTTGATAACTCTATTGTTATCATTGATGAATGTCAGAACCTAAACTTTCATGAACTTGATAGTATCATCACCCGCTGTGGTCAAGATACTAAGATTCTTTTCTGTGGTGATGCTAGACAGACTGATCTACAAAAGACAAGTGAAAAGACTGGTATCATTGACTTCATGAAGATCATTCAAAGTATGGAAGAAGACTTTGCTATGGTTGAGTTCGGTATTGAAGACATCGTTCGTTCTGGTCTCGTTAAAAACTATCTAATTGCTAAACTAAATCTAGGATTCTAATGATCTTTAATCATGTGGGGATTGATCCCATTGAAATGACTACTGTCGAGATCGATGGGAAAAGATATTACCTTACACCAAGTGGTAATCACTATCCGTCAATCACCACAGTGATTAGTAACAACTCTAAGAAGCAAAAGCAACTTGCTAAATGGAGAGCGAGAGTTGGTAAAGACAAAGCACAACTCACATCTACGAGAGCAGCAGGACGTGGTACTCGATACCACAAACTAGTTGAAGATTACCTTAATAATGAGTTAGATAAGGGGAAGTACAAAGACATGCCACTACCATGGTTTATGTTCAATACTTCCCAACGTATTTTAGATCGTATAAATAATATATACCTCCAAGAAGCAGCGTTATATTCTGACATCCTTGAGATTGCTGGTAGAGTAGACTGTATCGCTGAGTTCGATGGGGAGCTGAGCATTATTGACTTCAAGACTTCTGCTAAGAAGAAGAAAGAAGAATATCTATATGACTATTACGTACAAGAATGTGGATATGCTTGTATGCTTCAGGAGGTGTATGATCTAACTGTCAAGCAGTTGGTGACCATTGTAGCTACCGAAGAGGGAGAGACACAAATTTCTGTAGTATCCCCTAAAAAAGAATATCTAACCACGCTACAAGAGTACATCGAAGAATACAAAGAAAAACATGGCAGAAAATCTGGAGGATAAATTTATGACAACTGCGAAGTTCTCGCAGGAAGTGGAAAAGGTAGCATTTGATAACGAAATGAATTATATTGATGCTATTATTTTTTATTGTGAGAAAAATGAAATAGAAATTGAATCAGTTCCTAAGTTGATCAGCAAACCACTTAAAGAAAAACTTAAGTATGATGCTCAGAAACTAAACTACATGAAAAAAACCAGTCGAGCTAAGCTAATGCTACTATGAGTAACTTTTTCCAATCAGAAATGGTACGGGGCGACATCCAAGAAATGATGGAACTCCAAAAGTATTGCTTCCAATCAGCACATGCTTTTCCTGTTCTTTCATATGAAAAAAGAATGGAATACTTCAATGTTCTTGAAGAATTATTAGAGAAGCAAAAGATTTTCTCCACAAGAATGCAACTTAGTGATGATCCAGAAGCAAAAGAAATGGTAGAAAGTATGAAAATGGCTGCCGTTATGCTCGGTGGTGACGCTAACAAAACTGTCAATGAAATCTTCGATGATCTTGGAGAGAGAATCAAAGACATGAAAGCCAAATTAGAAAGTGGCACACTAGACTAACTTCTGCCCAAGTCTCTGCTATTATAACTTCGTTGGGCAGATGAGTCGGGGAGACCCGCCTGTACGTAAGACCCAACACATCCAAACACATCCGAAATATCCGAGGTAATCTAATGTCCTTTTCCGATCTAAAGCGCAAGTCCCAGAACAACTTCCAATTCCTTCAGAAGGAACTGGAGAAGTCCAGCACCGAAAAATCAGGTGCCGACGAACGACTCTGGAAGCCCGAACTTGATGCTGGTGGTAACGGTTATGCCGTTATTCGCTTCCTGCCTGCTCCCGATGGAGAGTCTGTGCCATGGGCAAAATTGTACTCCCACGGGTTCCAAGGTCCTGGTGGTTGGTTCATCGAGAACTGCCCCACGACTCACGGTGACAAGTGTCCTGTCTGTGCTCACAACAACGGACTGTGGAACAGTGGTGTGGAGTCTGATAAAGAGATTGCTCGTAAGCAGAAACGTAAACTGTCTTACTACAGCAACATCTATGTGGTGAAGGATCCCAAGCACCCCGAGAATGAGGGTAAGGTGTTCCTGTATCGTTATGGTAAGAAGATCTTTGATAAGATCATGGGTGCTATGCAACCTGAGTTTCAGGACGAGACTCCTGTGAACCCCTTTGACATGTGGGAAGGTGCTAACTTCAAGCTCAAAATCAAGACTGTTGCTGGTTACTGGAACTATGACTCCAGCGAGTTTGATCGTACTGCTGCTCTGTCTGCTGACGATGATGAACTTGAGACCATCTGGAAGCAGGGTTACTCACTGGAAGCATTCACTGCTCCTGCTGAGTTCAAGTCCTACGATGATCTGGAAGCACGTATGAACGCTGTGTTCAATGTTGCTCCCCGTGTCTCTGCTGCCCAGCAGGAAGAAGAGTTTGATCCCATTCCTACTGGTGGTGGTTTCAATGACCCTGAGATCATGGCAGCGTCAACACCAATTCCTCAGTCAATGAAGAAAGAGTTGGATAATCTGACTCCTGCTTCATCTGTAACTGATGATGATGACGCTCTGTCGTACTTTGCTAAACTTGCTGAGGAGTGATTACACTCCAGACTTCTTGAGTTTGGAAGTAATATAATCTGAAGACTTCTTGTAGAGAGATGCTTTTCTAAAATCATCCACAAACCTTTCGAGGTAGTCTGATTTTAGTATAAAGATCTCTCTTTTCTTTTCGTTTTCATTTTGCTCATACTCAAACTCGGTGATTGGACGAGAGATTTGATTGCCATTTACCTCAATTGGCGATCCATTGACATAAAATAGGTGACCTTTTGAAGTTTGTTTGTACCAAACATTATTTTCTCTCGTCCATTTTTCACCATCAATTACAAAGTTGTTCTCGTCAATTTGTACAACAGAATATCCGAGTGGTCTAGTAACTTCAATACTTCCATTTAGTGTGTAACCAGCTATAGCAAATTCATCTCTTACACCAGTTCCATCTGGTTCATATGTAAATTTTATATATGCCTCGGGCACTTTAAATGTATCTGGTACAGTAAAATCGAGTTGAATGGCTGTTCCACCATCAGTAATATCTGTAGATAAAATAGAACCTAGTCGTGTGGATAAATCGAAAAATCCATATGGTTGTATTAAGTCTACGTGGAGAACATCTCCAGGGGCGGGGGATAATTCAACAGCAAAGTAAACTGAAATAGTATTCACAAATGTAAAATCTTTTACAGGACCACTGAAGTATCCAATGTCATTTGAATCAACATTTTGATTGAACTTAATTACTTCTGGTAACACTGCTGGATTGCTATACTCTGGAGACTCTCTTACATCTTCAAACTGAGCAAAATTGTAGATAATTTTTTGAACAGCATTTACAAAGTCAATAGAATTTGCTGGAGATAAGTCAACAATATCTCCATTAGTCAAAGAATCGGTATCAAATATTATTGTTTGTGGATAAGGAATTAGTTCAGTGCTAGCAACCGTTTGTGGTAAAACATTTGCTGTCAATGTTTGTTTCCGATTGTAAAAAGATTCATCTACGTTTAAATTTCCTTTGATTAAAACTTTACCAAACAATTCTTCTTGCTTGTCTTCGGAAATAGTTTCGTAGTGATGAATATCATAGTATGGGTTATCATATCTAGACTCTACATGGTTTCTGAGTTCTGATTCTGTCATGGGCAGATCATATAGAGGGTTCATCATGTTATTCGTTAAGGCAATCACCCAATCATATTCGGCATTCCCATAGACAGATTCTGCTATCTGATCTAACCTTTGCCCATCTTGAACAGCAACTTTGTTATAGTATACACTACTATCAAAAACAGTTTCTCCAATCTTGTATCTCTTGAAAAAGTTTTTCGCTACGACGTAATCAGATTCTGAGAATGGATACTTGACAGGTTTAGTATCATATTTTATTGATGGTAGAAAGTCAAAATACATTAGTATGATGCTCCTTGTGTATTGATGTCCTGAGAGTAGACAAGCTTGATCTCAGCGAATGTTAACGATAATTCAGTTGCTACGGGAGAACCTTGTCCTTGATATGTAGTGTACACACCATCGGGAGTGTAGTTTACTTCCACTCCAGTGATAGCACATAATTTATACTGTGGTAAGAATTCGTGGAGTCCTGTACCATTCATAAACTTTACTTGACATAGACCAGGAACGCCAATGAAGTTAGCGTTGGATGCTTTTCCTTTAGCATCTGCTGGTTTGTCTCCTTCAAATAGTCCTTGAAAGTTTCCAGCAAAATCTAAAGCACCGCCAGGTCTAGGACCAAACGTTGGCAAAGCAACTCTTTTGAATTGTCCTACAATTTCTCTAATGTCTCTCGCTTCCTTATCATTACGTGGTGCTAGCTTAAACTTTAGTGTAAATTCTCTAAGCTTAAAACCAGAGAACATTAACTCAGTGTTGGGATTTAAAATAACACCAAGAGATCCTTGTAATAGATCACCAGTAGTAGCGTTAGCACCAATGGCATTGAGAGCGGTTGTTATTGCTTCCGCCGCTAGTGTTGGTGTAGCCCCAGCAGTGTTTTGGATAAGTTTTCCAACAGCAGAGGCAGAACCACCAGCATCGCCACCAAGTAATGCTCCGCCTGCCTTCAATGCTGCTGTTGTTACGTTAGAGAAACCTTTACCACCCCAGTCAGTACTATATCCCGTGGAGATATCTTCTGGCATGTATAATAAAATGTTTTTAGAATCTGGGTATACTTGATACTCAGCGCCAGCTTGATTGTATTCTGTAAAGTCGTTACTGAATCCATCAACGTCAATACCAGACCCATTCCTGTTGGCAGAGAATGGTCCTTTATATTTGTAGAAAGAAAACTTTACGTAATCTGTATTGTCCGAAAAAAGATTACTAGGGAACATAAGTTTACTTGATGCTCCCGTTGAACCTCTTAAATTTTGTATGAGATTCAGTTGATCGGCCATTTATTTTACCATCTCCTTATCTGATGCTTTACCGTAACCTTCAATTACTCTACGACCTTTGATGTTGTCATAATAATTTTCATTAGTCTCTTCCCAAACAAGTTCCTTATCATAAGGAAAGAAGTGACCGTTAATAGTTCTCACAAAATCCTCAGTTGGTAGAAGAATGGCAGTGTCCCATTCAACCGCAGCGAGATCAAGATATAGACCGTCAACATGGTTTGTTAAGTATTTATGGAAGCATTTTTTAGGAATGTCAATACGACCTTCGAGTAACTTTTTGATTGATAATATTCTTCTTTTTGGTGACATGTAATGTAGGTTTGCTCCAAAAAATTCATTACGACCTGATTTAATTACATACACTAAAGGAAACCTATCATAATAAGGTAACCATTTCATCTTAGCTTTGTATTCAAACATGTAGATGTGACCAGTAACTGTATATGTTCTTAACATGTTCTGATCATTTTCACTTGCTGAACCAGCACTATCTCTACGTTCAGAAGCAACATATTTTCTCATGTCTTTTTGGTATGATGATGCTTCTGCTCTCACAGCAGCACGATACCAACTAAGAGATTTCTTTTCTCCGTTTGTTTTCTTAGTAATTCTCTCAAAGAGAGTTTCGTAACCTGGGTCTTTCTTGACTCGGTTACGTTGAATGGTCTTGAATCCCGTTGCCATTTTAGACTCCTAAGTGATCTTCGGTAAGGATTAAAAATTTCATCTGCCTATCCTCACAGAAGTCCTGAGCAGCGTCCCATTTGGCACGGTTCTTGGCGAACGTCAGAACAGCTTTCTTATAGGCAGCAGTTCTTTTATTTTTTTCATTCGGTGGTGTTGTTTGTTTCTTGGGTTTAACTTCAATCAGATACTTGTTAATTAAACCAGACTTTGACTTCACTTTAATATAGAAGTCTGGATAATAACGATGTACCCTGCCATCAGTGGGACAACGATAAGGAATAATTACTTCCTCACTGCCCCATTGGATGATGCTATCATTCTTATCACAGAAATACATAAATTTTCTTTCCCACAAAGAACGAAAGATAATCTTAGTCGGATCACCTTTATATTTTCGTGGGTTAGTTGGTTTAAAAATTCCAGAATATGCCATGATAAATATAGTCGGACCAACTATTCCTATTTAGTGTGGCATCAACGAAGAGTCTAGCAAAGTTTATGGAAATTATGGCATCCCAAGGTGGGATGTCGATGAGTAATAATTTTGACGTGGAGTTTGAGTTTACATCAAAGAATGGAGACTTAGTTACACGAATGAATGACTTAGGAATTGGGTTTAGAAACAATGGAAATCTTATTTCTGATGACTCTTTATTAGACACCAGTGCTGGTTCAGTTTTGAAGATTTTTTGTGAAGAAGCACAACTACCTAATGTACAAGCAGCGACTGGTCAGTACACTGGTAGACGATTGGGCGAAGGGTCTGTTAACTATGCCCACACTAAACTGTATACAGACTTTCAACTCGGGTGGATGTGTGATGCTAACATGACACCACTTAAGTTTTTAAATGCCTGGTATTCATTTATCTTTGGTGAATTTGATTCTGCCAACAACGAAATTTTGGGGGAGACTGGTCCAACTACAAACACTTATGCTAGGACTGGTGCTAAACTAGAAGAATTGAAAAGAGGTCTTGGATCTTCTGGTCTTAGAAGTTCTCCAGATAAATCAATTCGTCTGAGATATCCAGACGAGTATCAATGTAATGTTACTATTATTAAATCAGAAAAGAGTGCTAACGCTCCTAATGGTAGACCATCGATGCTGTATACTATGATAGATTGTTTTCCTTATGCCATTGATGCTGTCCCATTATCATACGGAGCATCACAGATCACTAAGGTGACAGCAAACTTTTATTACTCTAAGTATTCTGTTGTCTATAATGATGTCAGGAAAATGAGAGGTTGATTACCTAAATCTCGAAAAATTTTTCCCGCCAAAAATTGAGTGAAAAAGTCGATCTAAATAAATATACGATTTGAATTTATATTCATGCCATTACCATCTTTATCAATCCCAACGTATGAGACGGAGTTGCCTTCGACTGGCAAGAAGATTAAGTATCGTCCGTTTTTAGTCAAGGAAGAAAAACTTCTTCTTCTTGCTATGGATTCTGAAGAAGAAAAAACTATAGAAGATGCTGTCAAAGACATACTCAAGGCATGTATTCAAACTAGAGGTATTAAAATTGAGAACCTCGCCACATTTGACTTAGAGTTTTTATTTCTCAAGATCAGATCAGTATCTGCTGGAGAAGAAGTAAAAATGAAAGTCACTTGTCAGGATGATAATGAAACTCAAGTAACTGTTGCTATCAATATTGATGAAGTTACTGTTGATAAACCAGAAAATCACAGTAACAAGATCATGCTACAAGAAGACGTTGGTATGATTATGAAGTACCCTGGGATTAATCAGTTTGTTAATATCACACTTCTCAATAAAGATTTAGCAACAACCGAAGAAGTGTTTACTTTAGTTGCCAAATGTGTTGATCAAATCTTCCAGGGCGATGAAGTGTGGGAGACATCTGACATGAAACTGGAAGAAGTTGTTACTTTCTTGGAAGGTATGACTCAGCAACAGTTTGAAAAAGTACAGGAGTTTTTTGAAACTATGCCAATCCTCCGCCACCAGTTTGAGGTAACCAACCCTAATACTGGAAAGGTATCTGTCTTTACGTTGGAGGGCTTACAAAGTTTTTTCGGATAAGCATGTTCTATAATACTTTAGAAAATTATTATAGAACAAACTTTGCTCTTATGCAGCACCATAAATATTCATTGACAGAGCTAGAGAATATGATGCCTTGGGAACGTACTGTCTATGTTGCCTTATTGAATGCTTGGATTAAAGAACAAGAAGAAGCAAGGAAAGCAGCACAGCGATGAGTCTTCCCACTCCACCATCAGGAATACTAGACAAGGATCGTCCGTGGTGGCGCGGTAAGGTCAGTGATGCTCAGTGGGATAGACTCAAAGCAAAACTAACTGGCGGCACTGATGCTGGTGGTACATCGTACTCTAAATTTATTGATTGCTCTGCTGCTGAAGCAGACAAAATTATTTCTAATCTGAAGAAGGATCCTAGAGGGTATCCTCAGATGTACATGCCTGGTGGTGGTGAAGCATACCAGATCATGATTGATTACTTTCAGTGGTTGAAAGATAGTTACCTAACAGAAGAACCAAAAGAAGAAGACATTCCTGTTGAGGTAGAAGTAGTAGAGGTAGAGCAGAAGCAACCAGACGAACCAATCGTTGTTAAGATTGAGACTCCCTTTGAACCCACTCCAACACAACCATTATCAGCACCAAAAACATTAAGACTACCACGTAGACGTGGTGTTATCTTTCCTCAACCAGCACGTAAGAAAAAGTCTGCTGCCGAGAGAATGGCAGAGGCATTTGATGAGAGACTAGATGATCTAGTAGAATCCATTAAGAATCCACCAGAAGCACCCGAACCAAAGCAAAGGAAGCAGAAAGAAAAACTAGTAAAGATTAAGCGAGCA